TACCATACATATGGTACCCTCTCTAGTGACGATTAATCGATTTTTACTTGAACATTTGACCATAAAGAATTAGACTTTACTTGAATCTACTAACAGATATTTGCACATTGCACAATTAACAACAAGGAGTTAAAAATGGCAATTGATTTTGAAGCAATCCGAAGGAAGCTGGGACAACTCTCAGGAACTGGCAGCCGCCGCAATTCAATGTGGCGCCCCCAAGAGGGTGAGGAAACGACCATTCGTATCCTATCCTTTCCCGACAATGATGGACAGCCCTTCAAGGAGCGCTGGTTCTACTACAACATTGGAAACAATCCAGGCCTTCTGGCTCCCTACCAGTTCGGTACTCCAGATCCCATCCAGGAGCTGATCAATAAGCTTCGGGACGACGGTGCTAAGGAGTCGTACGAGCTGGCAAAGAAGCTCTATCCCAAGATGCGATGTTACGCACCCGTCATCGTTCGTGGTGAGGAAGATAAGGGCGTACGCCTCTGGGCATTCGGAAAGACTGTGTACCAGTCGCTTCTGAACATCATGCTTGATGAGGACTATGGTGATATCACTGACCCCGCTGATGGCCGGGATGTCAAGGTTATTTGCACTAAAACCCCCGGGCGCATGTGGGCCACAACTGAGGTTCGACCTCGCGGAAAGAGTTCTCCGCTCTCCCCTTCAGCCGAGACTATTACTGAGTGGAATGCTGGAATCCCGGATCTGGATGAGTTGTACACTGCCAAGACTTACGAGGACCTCGAGAAGGTTGTAAACGATTGGCTGAACGGCGACGACACTGCCAACGACGAGGGAACCACCCGAGGTGGTGCTGATCAGGGTACATCCAGTGATTCTGGATCTTCTGACTCTTCTGGCTCTTCTGACTCTTCCACAGACGGAAAGTACAAGAGTCTCGATGAAGCCTTCGCAGATCTCGAAGATATCTAGGAACCAGACCGGAGCGGTTTAAACACTTAGATACACCGGAGGAGCGTGGCAATGCCAAAAAAGTCAGAAGATTTCACCTCTGAGTTGATTAATTCCCTAAACAGGGAACACGGCTCACAGATCGCCTATAACCTAGCATTCGATGAGTCTCCAACTCATGTGAAGGGTTGGATAAGTACAGGATCCAGACAGCTGGATTTTATTATCGCCAATCGCGAAGGTGGCGGTCTGCCTGCGGGAAGGATTGTGGAGATCTTCGGGCCTCCCTCTATCGGTAAATCACACATTGCAATCCAGATTGCCAGGTCGACCCAGAAAATGGGCGGCATTGTTGTGTATATTGATACAGAGAACGCGACTTCAGTGGAAAACCTGGGACTCCTCGGTGTGGATATCAGCAAGAGATTCGTCTATGTTGATACACACTGCACTGAGGAGGTCCTCTCCATCTCTGAAGCTACCATCATGCGGGCCAAAGCGATGGACAAGGACATTCCCATTACAATTATTTGGGACTCTGTTGCCGCATCGTCACCCAAGGCTGAACTGCTGGGTGATTATGATAAGGATTCCATCGGTCTGCAGGCCCGAGCAATCTCGAAGGGGATGAGAAAGATCACCGGAATCATTGCCAATCAGAATGTCCTGATGGTTTGCCTGAACCAGACGCGGACGAAGATTGGTGTGATGTACGGCGATCCAACAACGACCCCGGGTGGTAAGGCAATCCCCTTCCACTCCTCAGTTCGAATCAAGCTCGGCGCCGGCCAGAAGATCGAGAACAAAGACAAAGAAGTCATAGGGATTCATGTCTCCGCAAAGACAATTAAGAACAAGGTCGCCCCACCGTTTCGAACAGTGAATTTTGAGATTCATTTCGGGCATGGTATTAAGGAGCACGAGCAAACCTTCGACCTCCTCCGAAAGCATGGTACTGACACTGTCGATGGGTGTGAGGTGACTGTGGGTGGTTCCGGAACATGGAAGAATCTCACAGTTGTCGATGAGAGTGGAAAGGAGCTTGTGAGTAAGAAGTTCTACAAGGCTGACTTCGACGCGATCATGGAAGATCCTGAGTACGAACCACATGTTTCAGGCCTACTAAAGAAGGCACTGGTCCGAAAACTGCACACCGAGAAAGCCTTTGACCTCGACCCGGAAGCCTATGAAGAGATGAGGGCCCTCGCCATGGAAATTAGCGGTGATATACTAGACCCGGAGGCATGAAGTGGGGGACCGACCCGTACTCATAATTGATGGGCTCAATGTCTTCACACGTCACTTCGTCGCGAATCCAGCAATGAGTGACAAGGGATATCCAATTGGGGCCCTTGTTGGTTTTCTCAAGGGGCTACGTCTCCTGAGCGAGAAAGTTTTACCCAGTCAGGTGATTGTCGTGTGGGAGGGCGGAGGCTCGGCCCGACGAAGGGCGATATACCCAGACTACAAGCAGGGTCGCCGCCCAGCCCGTCTCAATCGATTCTATGATGATATACCCGACACTTACCAGAACAGAGACAGTCAATTGCAGCTGATCATTGAGACACTCAAACACGTTCCTGTTGTGCAGATGTACGTTGCGGATTGTGAGGCAGATGATGTACTGGGCTATCTTGTGAGTCACCGCCTTAAGACCCAGAAGTGTGTGATGGTCTCCTCTGACAAAGACCTATATCAGCTGGTCGACGCCCGGACAATTCAGTGGTCACCCGGCCAGAAGATTTTTGTGACCCCGGCTGTGATCCTGGAGAAGTTTGGTATTCATCCCAACAATTTTTGCGCTGCTCGCTGCTTTGTAGGTGATCCATCAGATGGCCTCCCCGGTGTGAAGGGGGCAGGGTTTAAGACTCTCGCTAAGCGGTTTGAGGAGCTTCGAGGGCGTGAGACTGTCTCTGTGGAAGACATCATTCAACGTGCTTCAAAGCTCTCCGAGGATCACAACTTGCAGGTTTATAATAACATTGTAGAGTCTGCAGACATTGCTAGAAGAAACTGGAAGCTGATGTTCCTCGGAGTATCCAACTTGTCAGGGACACAAATACAAAAAATAGACGGTGTACTCAATACGTTTGTACCCTCTAGAAATAAGATTGCTCTGATGAGGATCCTCCTACGTGAGGGTGTACAAAATTTTGATGTTGACTCTTATTACATGGCTATGAACACAGTTCAAAGCTAGCAAGAAGGCGAAATGGCCCAGGAAGACTACGTAGAAGACGCAAGATTCAGCCACTATGGTAAGAGCTTTCAGGAAAAGATCTTCCAGGGCCTCATGTCTGACCACCCCTGGGCCGGCCAGATGTCAGAAGTGATGGAACCGCACTTCTTTGACCTCAAGTATCTTGTGTACTTGGGTGAGCGCTACTTCAAGTACTTTGTGAAGTACAAGTGCTTTCCCACTATGAGTCTCCTTATCTCAATTGTGAAGGATGATCTCACTGAGGGTAACGATGCTATCCTTCGGGACCAGATTGTTGAGTTTCTCCACCGTATAAAGACTAACCCGAACATGGGCGATCTGCAGTACGTCAAGGATAAATCCCTGGACTTCTGTAAGCGCCAGGCTTTCAAGGAAGCGCTGGAGAAGGCGGTTGAGCTAATATCCACTGACAAGTTTGAGAGTGTAGTGGATCTTATGAAGACAGCTGTCGCAGTTGGCATGCCTAATTCTGTGGGACACGATTTTTTCGAGGATAAGGAGTCGAGGTTCGTAAAGAACCGACGCCTGGTGTGCCCAACTGGTATCAAACGTCTAGACGCAGGCGATATTCTCAGGGGAGGCCTCGGCCGCGGAGAGATAGGCGTTGTCACTGCCAACACCGGAGTTGGAAAGAGTCACTTCCTGGTGCAGATGGGTGCCAATGCCATGAGGGCAGGAAAGAATGTGATTCACTACACGTTCGAGCTCTCAGAGCATGCCACTGGCCTACGATATGATTCGAACCTGTGCAGCATTCCAAGTAATGATGTTCCAGATCATAAGGACATCGTCTTTAAGCGGTACGAGCAGAACGATCTGGGTCGTCTGATCATCAAGGAGTATCCGACAGGATCTGCCTCTGTAGTGACTATCAGGAATCACATTGAAAAGCTTACGATGAAGGGATTTGTCCCTGGGCTTATCCTAGTGGACTATGCGGATGTCATGCGATCCACTCGCAGCTACGACTCCCTGCGTCATGAGCTTAAGCTTATCTACGAGGAGTTGAGAAACATGTCCATGGAGCTCCAGATTCCCATATGGACTGCTAGTCAGGCGAATAGAGACTCAGCAAAGGCTGACATTGTAGGACTGGAGAACATGGCAGAGGCTTACTCAAAAGCTATGGTCGCAGATGTTGTACTCTCCATTTCCCGAAAGCCGATGGAAAAGGCCACTGGCCAGGGTCGATTGTTCATCGCAAAGAATCGAGCAGGACGTGATGGTCTCGTCTTTCCTATTCACATTGACACCGCACGTTCTACAATCGAAATACTTGATGAGACACAGTTGACACTGAATGAAGCAGTCAAACAGGATGAGTCGACAATGAAGAATCTACTCAAGAAGAAGTGGTTTGAAGTAAGTGATAGATCCAGTGAGGGATAAACGATGACTCAGATCACATATGATGCTGCTCATGCTGCCTGCCTGGAGTATTTTGACGGAGACAGCCTGGCCGCAAATGTCTTTCTAACCAAGTATGCGCTGACTGATAGGGAGGGAAACCTTCAGGAACTTACTCCGGATGATATGCACCACCGCATGGCCAGGGAGTTTGCAAGGATTGAGAGAAAGTATCCGAATCCGATGTCTGAGGAGGAGATCTACCAACTCTTCAGAAAGTTCAAGTACGTAATTCCTCAGGGTTCTCCTATGTCTGGTATAGGGAATGACTACCAGGTGCAGTCAATCTCTAACTGCTTTGTGATTGAGTCACCCCATGATTCCTACGGAGGTATCTGCAAGACAGATCAGGAGCTCGTCCAGATTGCCAAGCGCCGCGGCGGCGTGGGATTTGATATTTCCACGATTCGACCCAAGGGCCAGGCGACCGGCAACTGTGCTAGAACGACTGACGGAATTGAGGTCTTCATGGACCGGTTCTCTAACTCCTGTCGAGAGGTAGCCCAAGGCGGCCGCCGCGGCGCGTTGATGATGACGATCTCTGTGCATCATCCCCAGATAAGGGACTTTATTCGAATCAAGCGCGACCTTAAGCGAGTGACAGGAGCAAATATCTCTGTCAGGCTCACAGATGAGTTCTTGCAGGCTGTCGCTGACACCGGAGATGTGGAACTTAGATTTCCTGTTGATGCTAGTACCCCGGAAATCTCTATTCAGGTCAGCGCAAAGGAGCTCTGGGGTGAGATTATTGAGAGCGCGCACGAATGTGCTGAACCAGGTCTTCTAATGTGGGACAACGCAAAGCGGTTGACCCCGTCGGATGTATACGATGATGTGGGGTTCGGATCGACATCGACGAATCCGTGTGCAGAGATTGTCCTGTCTCCATACGATAGTTGTCGTCTAATGATCGTCAATCTATTAAGCTTTGTTGAAGCACCTTTCACAGACTCTGCAAGGTTTAACTACGAGAGGTTCGATGATGTGGTTCAGAAGGCACAGTGTCTGATGGACGACATGATTGATCTCGAGATCGAGCAGATTGAGAAGATTCTGGCCAAGATTCACAGTGATCCGGAGCCGGACTCTGTGAAAACTATTGAGCGTGACCTCTGGCAGAATATCAGAGCCCAGGCTGAGCGTGGTCGACGAACCGGATTGGGAGTCACTGCCGTTGGTGATGCCCTGGCGGCTTTGAATATTCGGTACGGAAGTCATGAGTCTATAGCTACAGTCGAGAGATTCTATAAGGCTCTCGCTCTTGGTGCGTATCGATCATCGTGCAAAATGGCTAGGGACAGGGGAGCCTTTCCAGTCCACAGTCATCAGAAAGAATTGGGTCATGAGTTTCTGGAGAGAATTTGGGCTGCGGATGATGAGATAAAGACCCTGTCAGAGAAGTATGGGCGGCGAAATATTGCTTTAACAACAACAGCTCCCGCGGGCTCGGTCTCTGTTCTAACACAGACAACTTCTGGTATAGAGCCTGCCTATCTCCTCAAGTACACTAGGAGAAAGAAGATCAATCGTGATGCTGAGCCTCTCGCACATGTGGATTTCGTCGATGAAATTGGGGACTCATGGCAAGAGTATGAGGTCTATCATCACGGTTACAAAAATTGGCTTGATAAGCATAGCGATACAGTTTCTGCTGGGTGGCTAGCCAGTGGAGGGTCCCCGATTGAAGAGGACCTCATTTCTATGAGCCCATATTGGAAATCAACCTCCGGAGACATCGACTGGATCGCGAAAGTCCACATGCAGGCCGGCGCGCAGAGGTGGATCTGCCACGCAATATCAAACACAACAAACGTCCCTGTGGATACTGATAAGGAAACTGTTGCAGAGATTTATATGGAGGGCTGGCGCGCAGGATGCAAGGGTGTCACCGTCTACCGAGCCGGTTCCAGATCTGGTGTGCTTGTTGAGACACGTGAGAACGAAAGAATCAGGTATCACAACTCTCCTAAGAGGCCACTAACCCTTCCCTGTGATATCCACCATGCTACAATCAAGGGCGAGAAGTGGACTATTACGGTTGGTCTGCTTGATGGGCAGCCTTACGAGATTATAGGCGGTCTAGCAGAGTTTGTTGAGATCCCAAAGATGTACAACATGGGAACAATTGCGAAGCGACCACGAAAGACGAGAAACTCCATATACGATCTTAGTTTTGGAGAGAACGGCAACGAGGTTACAATCAAGGATGTTGTGCGTGTCTTTGATAATCCCAACCATGCGGGGTTCACAAGGATAATATCCCTAGCACTCAGGCACGGAGCTCCACTCCAGTACATTGTGGAGCAGCTCCAGAAGGACAAGGAGACAGATCTCTTCTCGTTTGCCAGAGTCACAGCTAGAGTCCTCAAAAAGTATATTAAGGACGGGACTGTCCCAGGAAAGACAACGTGTGAGAACTGTAGTTCTGAGGATACCCTGATCTATCAGGAAGGCTGTGTCACCTGCACAGCCTGCGGATTTGGAAAATGCGGATGAGTCTATGAAGTGGACAACTGAGATATCACCACTCCTCAAGGAGTATGAGTTGAGGAAGAACATTGTGATTCCTCGGGTCAATAAGTTCGACGAGACAAGCTCTAAGAAGTTTGTGGAAGAGATGGCCAAGGCACACAATTCTGGCCAACCGGTTATCCCTGTGATAATTGACTCCTACGGAGGGCAGGTTTATTCCTTAATGTCAATGATAGCCGCAATTCAGGACTCCGAGGTTCCTGTGGCAACAATCGTCGAGGGCAAGGCAATGTCCTGCGGTGCTATCCTCTTTTCCTTTGGGAAGGAGGGATACCGATTCATGGATCCGAACTCCACAGTTATGATTCACGATGTCTCCTCCATGGAGCACGGAAAGGTTGAGGAGCTCAAGGCCTCGGCCGAAGAGGCAGAGCGGCTGAATCAGATCGTGTACAAGATGATGGCTCGAAACTGTGGAAAGAAATCCGACTACTTCTTGAAGATGGTCCACAAACGAGGACACGCGGACTGGTTTCTGGATGCTGAGGAGGCGAAGAAGCACAACCTGGCCAATCATCTCAGGCTACCTAAACTGCACGTTACAGTCAGTGTTGACATCGATTTTGAGTAGTGCTTAGTCGCTCCTCCTATTTATACTACAATAGTACTGTATATCCACGGGGTGGGGCATGTCATTTGATAAGGAATTCTACAATCAGGCCAGCGCTGAGAAGCTAGGCTGGGACTCTAAGTGGTTCGGTGTCACAGAGAACGATGATCGGCTCATCGAGGCCGTCAAAAAGTGGCAGAGAGCCAGGAGCCTCAAGGCCGACGGACTCGTCGGGCCCATGACATTTCGACGTGTCTGGACAGAGCGTGAGGCACAGATCTCAAGTGCGAGGGCAGCCCCGGGGCACGGATACGAGAGCGCACCCCTTGTCTGTCATGAGCCGACCATCGTACATAATGGGACACACTACCCAATCAAGTGGCCACGCGTCGTCCTCTGGGATGAGCTTGATGGTCTTACGACTGACCCGGGAAATTACTCCTCCTACGCGGGTAAAGAGCCACGTAAGATAAACCATTTCGTGAATCACTGGGATGTATGCCTCTCCTCAGCTAGCTGCGCCAACGTCTTGGCTAAGCGGGGCATTTCAGTTCACTTTTGTATCGACAACGACGGCACAATTTACCAGCTTCTCGATACTCAACATGCGGCGTGGCAGGCGGGAGGACGTCTCTGGAATCACACATCAATTGGTGTCGAGATTGCAAACGCTTACTATCTGAAGTATCAGGACTGGTATGTATCGAAGGGCTTTGGAGCACGCCCAATTCAAGAACAAGGGCAAGTACACGGCAAAACCTTAAAGCCTTTCTTAGATTTTTATCCAGTTCAGCTTGAGGCCCTTAAAGCCCTGTGGGCTGCAGTGTCAGAGGCACACAATATTCCTCTAGAGTGCCCAACAGACAAGCATGGAAAGCTAGTAACTACTATTGATAGTCGGTGTGTTCGAGGAGAGTTCAGTGGCTTTGTCAATCACTACAATCTCACCAAGAGAAAGATTGACTGTGCCGGTCTCGATCTCGTCGGCCTTCTGGACGCGGCCAAAGAGCTCTAGATAATCGTAGCAGCGGGTAATACCTTTCGGTCGTTCGT